ACCTGGAGCATCGACGATCTTCAGCGAGCGAAAGACTTCAAGACCTTCTTCAGCTTCGGCCGGAAAAAGGGGAGGTGGAATTATGGATTCGCCGGCAGAGAGGCGCCGCCACCAGTCCGGGCAGGCAGTTGTCCATTGCATCGGCTACCTCTTCACTACAGTGAGCGGCGGCTTACCCGCGGCATACTTGCCCTTTCCAGCTTCTTTCGCGGCCTCTGCCTTGAGATCTTTCTTGCCGGCCTCCCCTTTCTTTCCGTGCACGTAGGGCACGGCCGTCTGAGCTGCGTTTCGCCGGTCGAAAATTTTGGCCCTGGGCTCATTCATAAGAGCCAACAGCCATGCAAGAGGATCTTCAGTAGTAGGCAGGCAGTCGAGGTACTCACCGCCGGCCTCGTCCAATTCAGGAGCCTGATCGTCGGCGGTCGGTTTCTGTTTTCGCTGCTTTTCGGGTTTAACACTTAGCTCGGATCGACGAGCAAGGATTGCGCTGCAAATCTTTGGATCATTGGCCCAGCGCGAGCCGGCGGCGGAAGCCGTGGAAGCCTTGCAGCCTGCGGCTTCGGCCGCTTCTTTGTTTGACGCACCACGGGCTTTAGCGTCAACAAACTGTCGCTGTTTGTCTGTTAACACCATTAACAAAATACCTTGGGGTCGGGAAAAAAAGTGCAAATGGGATCGGGCGCGGTCTGGAAGCTATACACCCCCTATATTTAGACCCCCCCCACCATTGAGAACACCTATCGCACCATTTCGGTGCGCCGCCAATAGGAATTTCTCTCATTTGAGGGAAGGCTACCAGGACTGTACAGCACCAGCTTCCTCGGCCTGCTTGACCGAGTCGTGGCATGGCTTACACAGGGTCTGCCAGTTGTTGCGATCCCAGAACAACGCCATGTCGCCGCGGTGAGCCTCGATGTGGTCGACGACTGAGCCTGCTGTCACTCTCCCAAGGCGCTCGCAGTAGACACAGAGCGGATGGGCATGGAGCCAGCCCTCGCGCGCCTTCTGCCATTTGTAGCCGTAGCCACGTTGGGCAGAGGTTTCCTTCGTGGCTCGCCACGAGTTGGTGTTAACGGCAGCGAGACGATCAGGCTGGGTCTTTACCCTGTTGCCCAGGGTTTTCAGCCTTCCCATCAGATGGCGCTCCGTTGTGTGGTTTCGGTGAAAGAACTGAGGCTGCACGCTCTGCTGCGATCCTCACCCACTTGACTGCCCTGGCGCGGCGGGCGGCGCATCCACTGCAGGCCATTACTGAGCCGCTCGACTGAGCGCTTCATCAGCCTTATCAGCTGCCTTGGCCGCCGCGTCTGCCGCCTGGACTGCCGTGTTTGATGCCTCTTGCACCTTGACTGCCGCGTCCTGGGTCTTCTCGGCCAACGTGGTCAGCCGCCGGTCCCGCTTGCCCAGCGCCGCGTCGTAAGCGGCGCGCACCTCGGCAAGCTGCTTGGTCTGCTCGGTGCTGGCCGACCACACACCGGCCTGATAGCCGAGGATCGATCCGCCAGCTACCAGCAACAGCGCGATGACCCAAACCTCGGCTCGCCTCCACCAGTGGCGTGCGATGAAGTTGATTGCGCATCTGTCCATCAGGCGACTCCTCCCAGCTTGGTTCGCAGACGGTTGATCTCGTCGCTCTGCTGCGTCACACGATCAGTTAGCTGAGCGACCTGGCTGGTGAGCGCTTCAATCTTGCCCTCCATCCGCCCGACTGCTGCTACAAGCTCGTTGCGCTCCTTGGCGAACTGGTCGGCTCGCGCCTCGGCGGCGTTCGCCCGTGCACGCTCAGTGTCCAGTAGTTCGTTCAAGCGCCGGACGGTGCCGATGTCGGCGTTATCCATTGCCCGATCGGTGGCGTCCTTCGACAAGAACTTGCGAAGCCAGAGCAGCCCGCCGAGCGCGACGGTGGCACTACCGCCAAGCCAGGTAGCCGTGCCTGGGCCGAGGTCAGTAGGATCCATCCGATACTCCAGAAACAAAAAAGCCCCGCACAGTGGCGGGGCTCAGAATTTTTGGTCGTCTCTCATACGCGCAAGATCGACATGATGGGGCTAATTTACGGCCAGTCGGCCAGCCGGTCAAGCGGCATCTACAAAGATTTGCTCACTGTCGAATATCTCGGTCGCATGGATCACGGCTTGTTCCTCAAGTTTCTCTAGGCGCTTGTGGATTCCGCCTCGCCAGTTGCGGCGTGTGCGCTCCGGGGAGCCAGCCAGATCCCACGTGTTCATGTCGTAGAACTCGGCAGGCAGCACGATCATGTCGGTGGAGCGCTTACCAACCTGAACGCCCTTTAGCTTCGGTATGGCCCAGGCAGTCAGCGCCTTATAGATGAACAGCTGCGGTGCCGGCGAAACCATGCGCGCTACCAACCTGCCAATGGCAGCGACTTTATTGGCCTTGTGGGTCGAATACTTGGCCACCAGCACATCCCACTGCGCCGGCTCAAGCTGACGGTGCAGCAGCGCGTATAGGCAGCAGTCATAGTCGAACTTGTCCCGCGGCGATAACGTGCTGCCGGTGCCACCCTTGCGCAGGTCGGCGTCGATCAGCTTTTGCCAGGACTGTTTGGTGCTGTTGTCGATGTTGTCGGCTGCCAACACCCGAACCAGTGTGCTCATCACGTCTTTATAGATGCCCATGATCAATCCCCCGTGAAGTTGGTGCCGCCGGCGCCGCGGCGGTTGTTCTGTAGGTACTGCTGCTGCGCACCGTCCACTTCATGGCGGAGCCGTCCAACATCAGCCGCTGCATCGCGCAGTCGTTGGTTGAGCTGCCGAACAAGGTCGGCGAGCGGAATCGGGTGACCCGTTACGGCGCAAACCCAGCCAGTGCCGTCGCATATTTCACAATCCAGGTCATGAAACACGCCGCCGACTAACCCAGCCCCTCGGCACCGACCGCACGCCATTAACTGCCTCTTTTCCCGACGGAAGGCGGGTCCATGCTGTTTTTTGATCATTTTGAAACCTCGCCATTAACAATGTCAGGAATAGCCGTGCAGCCCGCGCCGTTATTGGCCTGCGCGGGGTTATGCGAATCTTCAAATTGGGCGCCTGTCAGGTTGTGAATCGCCTGAAAGCCACGCTGATCTAACCAACCGTGCCACTTCTCCAACGCCTTCAACCGCTGCTCCCGGGCCTGGGTGTTGATGTAGGTCGAAGCGATCTTGCCCAACGAGTGGTTGAGCAGCATTTCGCCGATGTGGCCGTCGATCCCGAGGTCTGTCCAGGCCGTGCGCGCCACCTTGCGAAGGTCGTGGCTGGTCCACTCACCCTGGCCAAGGCGTGTGAACACGGCACTGGCCTGGCCCTCACTCAGCGACCGGCCACGGCGCGACGGGAACAGATAGATGCCCTCATAGCCCGCAGCTATCTGGGTGGCGCGATACCGGGTCAACAGGGCCTTGGCCTGGGCCGTCAGTGGCAAGCGGTGCTCGGTGCGGGTCTTCGTGTGCTCAGCGGGAAGGAACCACTCGCCATCGGCCAGGGAGATATCAGGCCAGCGCGCCATGCGAGTCTCACCAACGCGGGTACCGTGGCAGAGCATCATCAGCGCGAGCATGGCCTCGGCGGGCTGTTCCTCGAACCGTTCGGCCAGGGCCGGGACCAGCTCCACCAGGTGCACGCCACGCAGCCGGGCCGCCTTGGGCATGATCTTGGCCTTGGTGAAGTCCACGAACTTCAGCCCGGCCACCGGGTTGCTGTCGATCAAGCCCAGCTTGTGCGCCTGGCGGAACGCGACCACCAGCAGGCCGAAGAGCTGACGCACGTAGGACAGCGACAGCACTTCCTGAGCGGGCCACATCAGCAGCTTGTCCAGCACCGGCGCCGAGACCTCGCGAATGGGCAGGCTGGCCAGGCGCGGCCGCAGGTGGCAGGCGATGGCCGACTTGGCGCCGGTCTTGCGCTTGGCCGACAGCGAGCGATCGCGCGCCATCCGGTCGCCGTACCAGTCCAGCAGTTGGCCAACCGTGGACAAGCCGCCCAAGGCAGCGGTCGCCGATGGATCGTGCAGCAGGCGCTGACGCAGCGCGGGCAACTCGGCCAGCACCGCTGCCGCGCCCAGCTCGGGAAAGCGTGCGACCTGTTTCCACGCCTTGCCCTTGACCAGGTACCAGGAACCCCGTTGCCGGTCCTGGCTGAAGCGCAGATACAGGCCCGGGTGACGCGGATCGCGCAGATCATGCACGGCCGTGTCGGCGGCCTGGCGGCGGATCTCGGCATCGCTGAACTTCACTGCGCGGGTCTTGCTCATGCAGCAGCCCTCGTCGGAGGTTGAAGCAGATAGGCCCGGATCGCTTCGAGCGCATCGATGTGCCCACGGCAGACGATCGCGAGATAGCCTTGCTCGGTCAGTGCTTGGATGTATGCGTCTTGGCTTGCAGAGACGGCGGCATCAAACGGCGGCATGGCCTTGAACTCGATGTACAAACCGAAATACCCGCCGCGGGCCATGGGCAGCACCAAGTCAGGAACGCCTGCCTTGACGCCCTGCTCCTTCAGTTTGATCGCCACCAGCTTGTGCCGGTGCCCACCGTTCGGGACGTGGTAGATCAGCTTCGCGGCCGCCGGGTAACGCAGAGTGACCTCCTTCAGCAGCGCGGCCTGCTCCAGGCCTTCGCGGTCGATGGCCTTGGCGCGCTTTGGCTTCAACCCAAACGCCTTCATGCGGCCCCCTTGACGGTCAGGATCCCGGACCTGATCAGCGCTTCGTGGGTTTCGGCAATGGCGCGCGGCATGTCCGCCCACTCAACGGCGCCGGCGGCCCGACCGTCGATCACATCGTGGCAAGCGCTGCAGGCGTAGACCGCGACGGTGTCGAAGCCCTTCATGCCCATGCCCTTCTGTCCACATGGCAGATGCGCCAGGACGGTGGTTTCTGGATTGTGGTTGCAAACACCCGGCATACGCACGGTGCAGTCCTGGCCGTTCGCCGAAGCCCGCAGTTTCTTCGAGGTCACGCGCATACCTGCTCCCCGGTGATGCGATCGATCACCTCATAGGTCGATGGCCACATCAGCCGCCCGAACTTCAGCGCGGCGCTCGAATGTTCGAACAGCGCCACGGCGCGATCGGGTTTGTCGGAGAGCTCCCACTTGTAGCCGCAGCAGTGCACCGCATAGCGGTAATCCGCTGGGTCGGTGGGAGCGAGACGTGAATCAGCCACGGGCACCTCCTTTGGCGCGCAACGCACGCAGCTCCGCCAACGCGGTATTGCCCACCTCCGGGTTGCGTTGAGGCTTCGGCGCGGCGAGCTCGGCGGCAGGAATCGGTCCCAGCGCCTCGCCTTTCCAGATTTTCCGGCACTGGGCCAGGTAATGCCGCTCGAAGCTCGCAAGACCCAGCTCGCGGGACAGCAGCGGCAGGCTGTGGAAGCCGGCGGCGGCCGTGGCGTGATAAATGGCCGGGTGCATCCACTTCGCCGAGGCGCGCATCGCCGGGTGGCAGTTGCGAAGGCCCTGGGCGTAGGCCTTCTCCACACTGGGCAGGCCCAGGCCTTCGGGTGCGAAACACCAGCTGACGAAGACCCCAGGCGCTGGCACAAATGCGACCTTGCTCGCGCTCAGTACCCGCATGCCGTGGTCGATCTGCTCCATTCGGGTAATGCCCGAACGCATGAACTCGCCCAGCCATTCAAGTTTCGCGGCGTTCATCACCGCCTCGGTTGGCCAGGATTGACGCCAGGCACCGCACGCTCCGCGCAACCGCAGGAAAAGGTCATCGATCACGGCCTTCGTCGCGGGGTCTACTTCAGCGACAACCGGATCGCTTGGCGGCTGGTAGGTCACATCAGTTCGGCGTGTAGCGATCAGCTCGCTGACGTGGGTTGGGGTTTTCACAAGCGCACCCCCTTGGCCGTCCAATCGCCGGAACCGTCCATGTCATCGGCAGGCTCGCCGCGCTTCACGGCGCTGTCACGCTTGATCCACTTCGCTAGGCGGTAGCACCAGCCGCTGTTCGAGTCGCGGGTTTCGCTCTTGGCAATGAAAAACCCTTTGAACGAACCGACCACTTCGGCGGTGACAGCGTCGAACTTCAAGCCCATCAGGTGGAGCTGACCTTCCAGCTGCTTGGGGTTGTATGCCCATTCGGCGAACATGGAAAAGCGTTGACGCGGATCGGGGCTTTCGAGGGCCTGGCCGTCCTGCTCGGCAACCACATCGGAAATCTCGCGCTGCAGCTGCTGTTCGGTTACTTGATGGTTAATTGACGTATTGGGTGCAGATTCTGCACCCCGTTCTGTCTCAGGCTGCACCCCGTTCTGTTGTGAGTTGCACCCCGTTGCGTCATCTGCACCCCGCTCAGAGCGGGGTGCAGGATTTGCACCCCGTACAAGCTGAAGGTCATAAACCACCGGGCGCCGGTCGTGGCGATCGATGTGCACCGCGGCGATGGCCTGGTTTCCCTTCTTGATCAGGCCCGACTCTTCCAGAACGTCCAGCTTGTAACGCACGGTGCGCTCAGACAGGCCGGTGTCCTGGGCCAGCGTAGAAGCCGATGGGAAGGCACCGGCACCGTTGGAACCGGCATAGTTCGCAAGGCACAGCAGCACGTGGCGCGCGCTGGAGTCCTTGAGGGTTTGAACGGGCAACGACAGCGCCCATGACATTGCTTGAACGCTCACAGCGTGATTCCTTGAAGTTGTTCAGCCAGCTTGACGATGCCTGATCGCGTTACCATCACCTGCTCAACGACCTTGATGTCCTGCCCTTCCCCGCCGCCCACCTTGACCAGCTTGTGCTTCAGCACGCCGGCAGTGAGGCGCGGCTGATAGGCAACCCAGCTCGAGTGCACAGTGCGGCGGTGAATCCAGCGATTCTGATTCAGCCAGGAAAAGAGTTTGGTAGGACGGACGCCGAGGATCTGGGCGGCCGTGGTGATGCAAACATCGCTCTGGGTCTTTGCCAGGCGGTGGAGCGCGTCGACCTTCGGTGCCTGCTTGGCAATGACCTGTTGAAGC